GACTGGAACATCTGGCTTGTACTTGCAGGTCGCGGTTTTGGTAAGACGCGCCTTGCCGCGGAGTGGGTAAGAGAGCAGGCAAGGTATACGAATAAAGGACAACTTCGCTTTGCGCTCGTTGCGCGTACCGCCGCAGACGTTCGTGACGTTATCGTAGAGGGCGAATCAGGAATCATAAATATCACGCCACCAAGCGAGCGCCCGCACTATGAGCCTTCAAAGCGTCGTCTTACTTGGCCTAATGGAAACACCGCAACGCTCTTTACCGCAGATGAGCCTGACTCACTTCGCGGTCCTCAATTCACGCATTCCTGGGGTGATGAGGTTGCCGCCTGGCGTCAAACTCCTGACGCGGCGGGCATGACTGCGTTTGATAACTTACGCGTTGGTACTCGTCTTGGGTTAAAGCCAAAGATCTTAGTTACGACGACACCTAAGCGCGTTCCACTTCTTTATCAACTTATAAATGAAAGTAAGAAGCAGCCAGACAAGGTAATAGTTACCAAAGGCTCAACCATGGATAACCGTGGAAACCTATCTGAGTCATATATAAGTGCAATTATGGGTGTATATGAAGGAACGCGTCTTGCACAACAGGAACTCTACGGCGAGATGCTTTCAGATATTGAAGGAGCTCTTTGGACAATTGAACTTATAGATCGCGGTCGTGAAACGCAACTTCCAATTGGAGCTCCACTACGTGTAATTGGCGTTGACCCATCGGTTGCAGAGAATCCGCGCGATGAGTGCGGAATTGTTGTTTGCGCATCAACAGGCGAGCGCGATTTATATAAGCGCAACTCCTGGATCCTTGAGGACGCGACAGTTCACGGATCTCCTGACGTTTGGGCAAATAAGGTTGTGCAAATGGCACGCAAGTGGGGTTGCCCCGTTGTTGCAGAAGTAAATCAAGGTGGCGCGCTAGTTCGCAATGCAATAAATACGATTGACCCAAACGTAAAGGTATTAGAGGTTCACTCAAAGTATGGCAAGGCATTACGCGCGGAGCCCGTGACTCTTGCCTATGAGCAAAATCGTGTTCATCACATAAATTATCTTCCTGAGCTTGAAAGTCAGATGACAAGTTGGATTCCTGGTGAAACATCAAGATCTCCAGACCGAGTTGACGCACTTGTTCACGCATTAACCGCGCTTCTCATTAAGCCTCCTGCAGGATTCATTGGCGGACATATAACTGCAAAATCTCTTGCCTCAAGAAAGCTTCCTTCCTTCCGCGGAGGAAAAGGTGGATTTCGTGTACGATAAAGTACAAAACACCGAGCAGTTTGTACACGCTTTGACGAGCGCGTGTTAAGGTAACTCCATGGCCGCACCACTACTGCCAAAGAGCGAGAGAGATCTGCTCGCTACACTTACCAAGGACACTCTGTGCTTTAGGGTTCAGGAGCTTGTCACGGTTGGCTGGTCATATCAATCAATTGCAAATGCCTTTACGCCTAACAAGACGCGCTCAACAATTCGCGCCTGGGCAGTTCGTAAGGTCAAGGAGCAATCCTCCATCACATCCGTTCCTCGTCCTCCGATAAAGACGCCGCGCCTAAGACGTATTCGTCCCAAGAGCCCAGGAATACCTCACGACGAGCAGTTGCGCATCGCAAGATTATCACCGCTGGCACGAAGGTATCGCTCAAGAACCTCACCTACATCTGCCTCATATAACGCCAATCACGAACTTTCCCTTATTGCCAAGGATCTCTATCTCAAAGGAGTCACGGTGTCAGAGCTCGCCCGCGTCTCAGGCGTTACCTATCGAGCAATGAAACGTCGAGTAGATCGGGCGCTCACGGTATGAAGATTCTCCACGACTTCTTTCCCTCAACAATAGTTGCGGTTCCGCCGAACGTAGTTGAGGACTTTTCCACCGTAACCACGTCCATCCAGGTTCCCAAGGGCGGAAGGTATCTCGAGCGGGTGCGTACCATAGTGATGCAGGACGATGAAAGTCAAATTCTTCTCGTTGCCGCAGATCACTCGGACGGACCGCGCATGATCTTCTCTGAAAGACTTTCAGACTTTAAGTGGTCTGGACATAAAAGCAATGACTCCCAGGCGCTCACGCGCTCGGGAAAGGTAATCGCGTTCAAGCACGTGCAAGGATGTACCTGCGGCAGTCGCCTAAGGTCATTTAGCCCGTATCGAACCATGGACTCAATAAAGGACCCAACCTCATGAACCTATATGAAGTAGACAACATCTCAGCCCTGCACTTCATCGTACTTGCGCTTATGGTTTATCGCCTCACGCGCCTGTTATTAGTTGACACGCTCTTTGAGCCCGTGCGCGACTGGATCTTCTCCAAGAAGCCTCCACACTCAAGTACTCTCGGATACCTGTTTACGTGCGAGTGGTGCATATCCCTATGGATCGCGCTTCCAACGATGATCTTTTATGCTCTTTTTCCAAGTACGGTATTTCTAATTGGGTGTATATTTGCCCTGTCTGCGACAGCAGGCTTAATAACCGCGCGCCTGGATAAGTGACCCAGTGCGCTCCGTTATCTCAGTGACAGGAGTTTGATACGTGGCAATTTTTCGTCGCGAGGACGTAACACCTAAACCTCGCACACCACAAGCTCCAGTTGTCATCTCAGATATCTCATACGCGCAGTCACTTCCCTACTCTGCACCGCGACCAATAACCGCGGCGGCAGTTCAAATCGCCATCAATGATAAAGGCGAGGTTGAAAGATTTAAGCAACGCCGCACAGGCGGATCCTCCGACTGGCAGTCGGAGTCCTGGGAGTACTATGACGCCATTGGCGAAATTAAGTATGCCTTTAACCTTGTTGCATCCGTAGTATCACGTATTCGTCTTTATGCAGCCGCGGTTGACAATCCCGCGGAGTCGCCTGTCCCTGTTCACAACAGCGATGTTGTTGAACAGCGATTAGCCTCTGCTGCAGAGCGCGCACTAGCGCGATTAGACTCTGCATACGGCGGACAGGCTGGACTATTACGAGATGCAGCGCTAAACCTATCCGTTTCAGGTGAGTGCTATCTTGTTCAATTCCCTGCACGTGCCGGAAGCGGAACTCCCGAGAGCTGGGATATTCGCTCGACAGACGAGTTACAGGTTGATGCTAAAAACCAATATCTAATTATTCCACGTCGTGACGTTATTACCTCAGGAGGTAAAAACGCGGCGGCAGCATTAAAACTTCCCAACACAAGCTTTGTTGGACGTATCTGGCGAGCGCATCCTCGTTACTCCGAGGAAGCAGATTCGAGCATGCGCGGTCTACTTGATCTTTGCGCTGAGCTTCTCTTACTCAACAGAACGTTTAGAGCAACCGCGCGCTCACGACTTAACGCCGGTGCACTTTATTTACCGGACGGACTCTCAGTTGCCGCAAGCCCAGACCCCGACTATCCTTACGATGACGAGAACGAGTTAAATCCTGGCATGACTGCCGAGGAGGCAGCTGACGAGTTTGAGGATCAACTCATTGACGCGATGACAACTCCGATTCGCGACGAGGACTCGGCCTCAGCAGTTGTTCCACTTATTATTCGCGGACCTGCGGAGCTTGGCGACAGAATTAAGCAGTTCAAGTTTGAAAGATCGTTTGATCCATCTCTCGCACAACGCGCAGATCGCGTGTTAGAGCGTATCCTTCAGGGACTTGACGTACCAAAGGATGTCGTTACAGGTCTTGCAAACGTAAAGTATTCAAACGCCCTACAAATTGACGAGGCGCTTTATAAGGCGCACATTGAACCGTTGATGCTTATCATCGTTGACGCGTTGACAGTTATGTATCTTCGTCCCGCGCTTATTTCATCAGGCTTTAGAGAAGAGGACGTTAAGCGCGTTTGTCTCTGGTATGACCCATCACAGGTTGCAACGCGCAATGACAGAGCTGCAGACGCGGACTCCGGATTTGATCGCATGGCAGTTTCGTTTGATACCTGGAGACGCGCTCATGGTTTCTCGTCTGCCGATGCTCCTGAGGCAAAGGAGGTTGCACTTCGTCTTCTCATGGAGAAGGGTTCAATCTCGCCTGAGCTTACTCAGCAGATGATTAACATGATCTCTCCAGAGATTATGAATAAGATTCGCGAGGTGCAACAGGCAGAGTCTGTCGCACCCGTTCCTCCCGAGATCGAGCAAATCTTAAATCAGGCCGCGCAACAACCACCAGTAACACCAGAGCAAGTAACTCCCCCAAATGAGGTACCTACAAATGAATGATAACACCAAGCAAGAAGCAGCTGAGCTTTTACTACGTATGGCAGACCTTTATTCAAAGATAAATGGTAAGTCGTATAAGCAAGAAGAGCCAATAAGTCTTCCAGCACAAGCAGAAGTAGATGACTGCCCTTACTGCTATGAAAATGCCTGCTCGTGTGAAAATTGTCCATCAGGTCAGTGCCCTTGCCCAATTACATGCATGTGCCCAGCGCGCATAAACTCAATTAACATTGATAGTGAAGACTACGACGATCACGCTCACGATGAGATGTATGAGACATTTCAAATCGAGCAGGAGGACGCTCTCTTAGCTGCAGGAATTGTCGTCCCTGAAGAGCAAGACCTTGCCGAGGCACTTATTGAAATTACTCAAAAATATGGAAAGTTTAACTCTGATGACACCGGTGTTTGGGCAGGATATGAACCTGCGGAGAAAAACGATATTAAGGATATAGGTGTTAAGTGTGCCAACTGCATTTTATATGTTGGCGGCAGCGAGTGCAAGATCATTGAAGCACAGGTAGAGCCTGAAGGTTACTGCCGCTTTGCACTTATCCCAGATGGTGTTGTAACTGCAGCCGCAGGTCCTTGCTGGGACGGGTATGTTCAAGTTGGAATGAAAAAGAAAAATGGCAGAATGGTTCCTAACTGTGTTCCTAAGGACTCAGCTGCAGCTCAAGAGTTTGCCGCGTCACGCAAAGCTCCAAAGAAGGATCGCAT